ATCACAAATCGTTTTGACGAAGTAGTACACTAGTCCGTAAAATACTGGGCATCAAGATCGTAGTCAAAGTGTTGGTTAAAAGTAGATGAATATTTGTCTAGATCTTTGAAGATGCGTTGTCGTAAGGAGCGGTTTTGGTAAGCTTCAGCACAAAAGGCGAAGCGCGGCAGGTGTCTGTCACGAAAGCGAAAGAAGTTCCGAGCGCACGGATGCGGTAGGAGATCAGGGATGTAGCGACCACCGAACGGATCGGCAGCACATCGCGGAAGCGATATCTCTGAAGTTTCTAAGCCTAAAGTGTTTAAATACTTCATTGCTTTTGAAGGCAAGGAAGCGACGTAACTGTTCAAATCACTTGTGGTGATGTTGAAAGTACACTGCAACCAAGTGATACAGTCATAAAAAGTAACTGCAACCTTGGGGTCCATACATGAGTATAGCTGGCCGAGGAGGCGAGCAGCGGAATCGAGGGGAGACTCGATTTCACGGTCTGGGTACAAGGAAGAAGCGATAATAAAATCGAGCGATCTTCTGGGTCCTGTGGACCGATAGTAATAACCTAGCCAATGTATATTGTCTGGGTTGTCGGACAGGATTGTCTTGTCAACATTGAGCTCAGCGCCGAACTGCCGAAGCAGAACTTTTGCAATTGCTTCCAAATCTGGTATTTCCCGGAGGAAGATACAGGAGTCATCGCCATAGTAATAGTCTTTGATGGGTAACTCTCCATATGCATGGTAAAGTGCAGTACGGAATTGGACAGCATTGACGCAGGTATCAATGAGATTGGTGAACATGGAACCGGAAGGTACGCCTTGGCTCTTCTGAAATCGAAGACCACTAGGCATGCGAACCTTGGTGTTGATGAAATACGAAACCATAGCCTTCCAGCGGCGGCAGGTTTGTTGCGTATTGCAGTTCCATATTTTCCCTTCTGAGTCACGAACTCGTGAAAAGTCGAACCACGATGAAATGTGGCTGAAGACGTCACGAATGACCCAGGATGGCACGTGAGCATCGAACCGAGATAGGTCGGAATTGAGAACGTACTTGACACTCGGGGTGTCGAAGTTGCGGGCAAGATGTTGATGTCCTGACAGCATAGTCTCCATTCCAGTACCATAAAAGGTATCGCGCTCGTTGTTGATTAGCTTCAACTCTTCCCACAAAGGAAAGAAGTATCTAGCTTCCTCAACGATAACATCAGTTGGAAAACCCCACACGGGACGGATTTTGGACTTCTCTTTAACAGAAGCCACCGTTCGGTGAAAGCCTAGACAGTCTGGTAACTGCCATGCTATACCACGACCAATTGAATCCCAGGCCCGGTGGATCATTCCAGTTGCGGACTTATCCTCAAAGACGTCCCGTTTTGTACGGTAGCCTTTGGTAGTCCAAGGAAATCCAGGTGAGGTAGAAGAAGGCATCCGGGGATGCTTCTCTGCTGCACCAAGGGTGAGAGGTATGATAGGTTCAGCGGGTTTCAGTTCGTCAAGAGTCTTCTTGAGAATAGCTAAGTATGCACCATCGAACGAACGTCTAGGAAGGATGTCGCCGTAGTCCATGAGGTTATCCTCTAGAATAGCATTATCCCCGGAGGGTCTATGCCACTCAGACTGAATGGTAGAAACGTACTCTTTAACATTGGGTCCGGAGACCGCGTTTAGAGCCGCGTGAACATATGGGTCGAAGTGAGTTTCATTTCGAGCGGGAAAGCGAGAAACCTTCCGCAAGAAGCGAAGTCTTGACATTATGTGCGTAAATGAATGCTTAAATTACAATTTAAGACTTGTGTAACCTTAGAAAGATGAAA